GTTGATCAGAGTGCAGCGCCATCCGTGGAGCTTTGAGATACAACCAGACGCTGATCGGCTATCTGTCATTGTCACCATTCCGTATACAGGTTAAACTGTTGCCTGGCTCGTCGTGATGACGCCCTGTATTCCCTGCCCTGCTTTCGAGTAGGGCTTTTTTACGCCCAGCCGACCGCTATTTCCCTTTACATTCTATGTGGTATACTCCAACTAGCAGTTTCTAGGACTGCCCTCGTCGTGACGACGATATTGTCCAAATTTGGAGCTTAACCATGGCTAAGATTACAAGCACCGGTACTAAACTCTCCGTTGTAGCAGGAGATCCCGCCACTCCCGACGCATCCGGTTATGGCGATCTGAGCTTCGTCGAAGTGGGCGAAGTGATCGACCTCCCCGAATATGGCCCTAACGTGCAGGTGGTAGAATCCAACCCCCTTGCCACCGGCATTACCGAAAAGTTCAAAGGCTTTATCAACTACGGCTCGCAAAGCATGGGCTTGGAGTTTGATTCCGCTGACGCTGGCCAGATCATTCTGGCCGATGGTGTTGAAGGCGCGACCAAGAACCAACAGCACGCCATCAAGATCGAGTATCAAGACGGCTCGATTGACTACTACAGCGCCAGGATCTTTAGTTACACCAAGGCCCCAGGTTCCGCAAACTCTATGGTCGGCTCTACCGTCCAGGTTGAAATCAACACAGCAATTGTCCGCGTCGCGGCGTAAAGGGGTAATATATGGCTAAGCTCACGAGTACCGGTACAAAACTATCAGTAGTAGCAGAAGATCCCACAACCTTTAACGAAGCTGGCTATGAAGCCATGACGACGTTTATTGAAGTGGGCGAAGTGATCGACCTTCCTGAATACGGGCCGAATGTTCAGGTGGTTGAGTCCAACCCCTTGGCCACAGGCGTGACTGAAAAGTTCAAAGGCTTTATCAACTACGGTTCCCAGTCAATGGGGCTAGAATTCGACGCTGAAGATGCCGGGCAAATTATCCTAGCAGCAGGTGTTGAGGGCGCTGAAAAAAACACGCAACACGCCGTCAAGATTGAGTACCAAGACGGCTCGGTTGACTATTACAGCGCTCGCATCTTCAGCTACACCAAAGCGCCAGGCTCTGCAAACAGCATGGTCGGATCGACTGTACAAGTTGAGATCAACACGCCGATTACCCGCGTTGCAGCGAATTAACGAGTAACCAGTTTTGGCGGGCTAGGGCAACCGAAAAGCGGCTTCATCCACCGCCTGCCCGCCACCCTAACCGGATGTTTATCGCGAGGCATGAGATGAAACTTGAAAAAGATGAAACCAGCAATATCCTTGAAATGTTTGACACTGAATCAGCGTCAGAATCGGGCTCTTGGCTTCACCTGACCAAGCCTGGCACCGATGGCGATTTAGCTTATGCAGACAAAGGCACAACCAAACCACTCCGAATTAAGCTCAAAGGCCCTGACTCCGGCACATGGACGGCCTTCCAGCGCAAGGCAATGAAGGGCAGCGGCAAGAAAGACACTCGCACAGCTAAAGAGATTGCGCGTGAAGATGCCAACCTGTTTGCACGGATGACTCTCGAAACCGAGAACATCCCCGGTTATGAAGGCGCTGACGAAGCCGCGTTGATTGATATGTTCATCAAGTACAAAGATATTCGTATGCAAGCCCTGCGATGGGTGATGAATCAGGAAAATTTTACTCAGCTGGCCGAGAGCGATTAAAGCTCTGGGCCTCGCAAATAGGATGGATGCACTCAGTACCAAACAGGTCACGTAAAGAAGACAGGCGCAATCGGTTCGAGCAATACGGGGAAGGGCATCCATACACGTGCACCCCTGATATCAGCGGGCTGGAGTACCTGGCAAGCGCAGTGCAGGAGTTAGGGTTAGTTGGTCAGGGTGGCATGTCGATCAGCCCTACAAGCTGGCAAGAAATAGAGAGCTACATTCGGCTAACAGGGTCATGGCTCTCTAGCTGGGACGCTCAAATGCTGATGGAGATGTCGCGTGCATACGTTAACTGGCGAAACAAAGGCAGCGAGCAAGGAGACATTGCAGACGACGTGCCCTATATCGAGCGCAACGAAGAGACGCTGGAAGCAATGCAAGCGCATTTGATGGACAGCCGAGACAGATCAGCCGAATTGACGGCGCAAGCAACGATTTAATGGGAGCGTATAATGACTGACCTCGCGAGCCTGGGTTTCCGCGTCGATAGCTCCGGCCTTCGCCGTGGTGCCGGTGACCTTGACCGCTTTGGCAATTCTGGCGATCGTGTTGACCGCACTGCAACGCGGCTAAGCTCGCGCACCTTTCCCGCTTTGATTTCTGTTGTGGGTGTTGCTTCGGCAGCGCTTGGCGGCCTGACCTTTGGCCGCATCATTTCCGAGTTTGCTAGTTTTGAACAAGGCATGCAAAACGTCGGTGCCGTATCATCTGCAACCACAATGCAGCTTGAAGCCCTATCTGACGAAGCTCTAAGGGCAGCGGCCTCCACTCGATTTAACCCTGCCCAAACCACCAAAGCGCTTTACGCTCTAGCTTCATCCGGGCAAGCTGTTGAAGAGCAGATGGCGTCATTGCCCAACGTCTTGAACTTGGCAGAAGCAGGCCAAGCGGATCTTGGCCGCGCAACGGAGCTGACAACCGCCACAATCAACCAATTTAATCTGGAAGCTGAAGACTCCGGGCGAGTTGCTGACGTTTTCGTGGCGGCCATTGCGGCCAGCTCTTTGAACGTGAACCGGCTACAGGTTGCTATGCGTAACGCAGGCCCAACAGCCGCCGCGCTGGGCCAATCGCTTGAAGCTACCACGGCAACCTTGGGCATCCTAACAACGTCATTTGGTAACGGCGAGCGTGCAGGTACAGGCTTTCGCGCAATACTTAACGAGCTCCCCGACAAGGCCGCTGAGCTGGGCATATCTATAAAGAATGCGAACGGCCAATTCAAACCGATGGTTGACATTTTAGAGGAATTGGAAAATAAAGGAATAACTGCCAACAAAGCTGTTTCAGACTTTGGCGCAGAGGCGGGGCCTGCGCTTGCAGCACTTATTACCCAAGGGTCAGCCGCGCTCAGGGAGATGGAAGGACAGCTACAGTCAACAGGCCAAGCGGCTGACACCGCAGCGAAACAGATGGACACGCTCAGGGGCGATATGGACGCCTTTGGCTCAGCCGTTGATGTGGCCTTTATTAAAATCGGCGATGCGCAGTCAACAGTTTTGAGGGGCGCGATACAGCAGGCTACCGACCTCGTGCGGTTGTGGTCCGGCTACGGAGACACGCTGGGGGATGCAGCGGAAAAAACGCAGATGATCTCCGATGCTGTTGCTGTTGCGGGCATTGTAATAGCGGGCGTTTACGGCGGAAAAGTTGCTACTAGCCTGTTGATTGCCACACAGGCACAACTAGCCCATACCGCATCTGTATTGAGGGGCAACACAGTAGTTTTAGGCAGCGCGATAGCAGAAGAGCAAAAAGCGCTTGCATTAAAAACGTCAGCCCTTGCGGCCTCACAAAAATCAGCGGCCAACCTAGTAGTTGCTAGGTCCGAAGTGAGCGCATCCACTGCTGTTTTAAATTCAACTCGCGCCGAAGTCGAGCTAGAGGCGGTCAGATTAAAATCTCAAATAACAGCGCAGGGAAGATCAGCGAGCATTGCACGTCTAGTTTCGGCTAGGCTTGTTTTGGCAAACGCAACCAGAGCCCTCACCACCTCAGAGGTGGTGCTTGCAGAGGCTACTGCCGCTGCAGCTGTAACCGAAAGTGCGGCAACAGTAACAACCACGGCGCACGCTGCTGCGCTGGCAAGGACTACCGTTACGGCAAGGGCGGCGGCGCTGGCAATGCGTGGGCTGACGGCTTCAATGGCTTTCCTTGGCGGCCCACTGGGGATATTGCTTATTGCAGCCGGGTCACTGTATTACTTCCGGGACGCGTTGTTTGGAACTGGCGAAGGAATAACCGAGCTAACAGAAGACACCAAGGGCCTTGTGGCTGAGCTTGGGGAGGCTACTCAGGCGCAAAGAGAGTTTATCAACGCCCAGTTCCAGCAAAGCATTCAGGAACAGAAGACCGCGATTGCTGAAGCCGAAGATTCAATAGTATCAATTGGAAAACGAATTGAATCCTTTACCAGTGGCATGGGAGATGCTGAAAAAGCATTCTACGACACTAGCAGTGTAGCTAAAGGATTCCGCGAAGACATTAAAAATGCGGAACTTTCAATTGACAATGCTAAAAGCTCAATCAAAGCGATCACGAAAGATCAAAAGGAGTTCTGGGAAGAGGTAGAGAAAACAAGCGGCAAGATTGATGATTTAACAGGATCAACCGATGGTTTAACCGGATCAACCGGTGCCGCCTCCGCTGCCATACAGCTAGAATTAACATTTCTACGCGCGCATAATGCACTGATTGAATCGGGCGTATCGGCCACTGAAGCAGAAGTGGCAATCAGAGAAACAAAGAAAGAGCTACAGCTTGAGAGCAAGGGGCTTACGGCTGCCGAGGCCGTGGGGTATGTGGCGCTTGAAAAGGCTATACGCGGGGCGCTGGATGCCGAAGCAGAGCAGGCATCAATTAACAGAGAGGCATCTGGAATTGCAGCCAGCCTAATGTCAGAAGAAGCCTCGATTATCGCTTCGTACGAGCGGCGTCGAGATATTATTCTTGACAGCACAAACAAGACCGGGCAGGCGCAGAAGAACTTGCTGGTCCAACTGGAGGACGAAAAAAACAAGGAGCTTAGCGACCTGAACGCTGGCTATTGGGAAAAGTACCTTGAATCAGCACAAGAAAACTTGCAGAACTTCGACGAGCTAAGCAAAACAGTAATAGATAACTTTGCCGCCAACTTTGGTAGTGCTTTTGAATCCATCATTTTTGATTCTGAAAGCCTTGGCGATGCAATGCATGGGTTGTCAGAAACCATCTTGCGCGGCGTCGTTAATTCACTTGCACAAATAGCTGTGCAGTGGGCCATTAACCAAGCGCTTATACTGGCAGGGATCGGCACGGAAACAGCCGCTGTTGTTGCCGCTGAGGGCGTAAAGACAGGCGCAGTAGTTACCGCTGAGGGCACAAAAACAGCGGCTGTTGTTACGGGTGCGACAGTCGCTTCCGGCGCTAGTATCGCAGCAACGGCTGCTACCACCACCGCTAGTGTTGCCTCGGCGGGAACCGTTGCGGCGGCCTGGTTGCCTGCCGCACTGGTTGCGTCAATCGGTTCCTTCGGCGCGGCTGCGGTAGTCGGTGGCACGGCTTTGCTTGCGGCCTATGCTCTAATCGGCGGGTTCCAAGATGGCGGCTACACTGGGGACGGTGCAGAGGGAGAAGTAGCGGGCGTCGTCCACGGAAAAGAGTTTGTCATGGACGCGGCAGCGACTAAAAGAATAGGGGCGGGCAACCTTGAGAAAATGAGCCGGGGGGAAAGTGTGCCATCCATAGGCGCACAGGGTGGAAGTGGTGGCAGCGGTGGAGGCGGTATCAGTGTCACCATCAATGACCAGACCACAACATCAACCGGCCACGATGTCCAGACACAAGAAACAACAGGCCCTGAAGGACAACGCCAGATGCAGGTTACGATACGCGACACAGTACGGAGGCAGGTGATGCAAGG